TCACTCTGCATCGCTGCCACTTGGTCTTCCAGCGTCTTGACCTGGCCGATCAGCAGACCGAATTTCACGGGGTCGATGTCGCTCATGGTGCTAAGGCGTTTTGGTTTTGGAACTCGGGGGCGAGGGCGTTGGTTACTTGACGCGACACTTCCCCAATTCCGGGGGCAATTGCTGCACGCGCAGCAGGGCGCCAAGTGGACTGTTCAGCGGCGATACGCAACAATTTTTGACGCTCCTGTGCCGGCAGACCGTTCAGCAAATCCAACATGCTTTGGTTGGATTCTGCCGCTTGTCGAAGCAAGTCGATAGTCTTTTTGTTCAGCCGCTTTTCAACGTCTGCCAACCGCATATTGGTTGCGGTAACCGCCGGGCTGAACCAGTTAGGGATGCGCAACTTGGCGCGGTTGGCCTCAAGAATGCGCGCCAGCTCTTCGGTGCCGCCTGCGGCTTTTGACGCCGCCTCTTTGTCGAGCTCGACGCGCTTGGCTATCTTGTCGAGAGTCGGCATTTCGGCAGACATCTCCTTGAAGATGCTGTAGCGTCCGGGTCCAAACATGGCCTCTACCGCGTCAGGGCTGTCGCCTCGCACCAACGAGACATACGATTGCGGGGAGTCTTTGAACATCTCCAACGCTTGCGCCGCCATCTGCTTGCGGGCAATGACGTCCATGCCTTGCGAGTAGGTGTCAAGGTACTGGCGCCAGCCTGTGCCACCGGCGTTTTCAATCGCGCTGTCAATCAGCGGACGAAACTTGTCCACCACCGCTGCGGTAACCTTGGCCGCAGCCTTCGGGTCGTCCTGCTTTAAGACGTCGCGCACACGTTGCGCAACGCCCTCCTTGCGCAGTGTGTACAGGTCATGCGCGTCAATAACGCCGCCGTTGCGCTGCGCCAAATTCAACAAGTCATCTTTCAGCAACGACATGACGCGCGTCACATCAGTGCTGGCGCGGATGCCCGGCGTGTTCAATGTCGTATCAATCGTCTGTACGACAGGCGCGATGTCAAGCGGGCGCAGGCCATACGTTTCCAAACTGCCAATCTGACGGTCGATGAAGTCACGCTCGGCGCGGCGCTGCTGGGAGATGTCACCAAACAGGTTGGCTGTCTCTTGGAATTGACGAGATGCTGCCGCCTGCATTCTAGCGGCTTGCGTGGCACTGACGGCGGGGATCTGTCCCGGCGCGACGCGCTGCAACTGTTGCGCCGCCGCTCCCGCGCGTTGCGCGGCTTCAGTGCCGGTTTTGCCGGCCTGCTGCAGCGCCGACACCATTGACGCCTGCTTTTGATCGCGGCGAGGAACAAACGCGTTCATCACGCGCTGCGCCTCGTTAGCTGCCGCCAGTTCGGTTTCACGCAGCGGCGCTGTTTGCGCTCTCAACTCGCGCTTGCCTGCCTCGGCAGACTCCCTCGCCGCCGTTTGCGAAGTGCCGCCGGCCAACGCGCCCAACTGCGATTGGGCCAGATCTTTCTGCCGCCGCGCAACGTCGGCAGCAAAGTCAGTGGGCTCAAAAGCCAGCAATGACTGCCAGGCTTGGCGCGGCGATTGGGCCGTCGCTTGCGCTGGGGTCATGCCGGCATCTGCAGCCTGCAAAGCCCCGCGAATATCTTCGATGTCACGTCCTGCGGCTTGCTGGGCGACATTGGCGGCGCGCCGTTCAGCCATCGTAGACAGCGGTTCTGCCCCACGTTTGACGCCTCGCAGCAACGCCCCGGCGCCGCGGCCGATAACTTCACCTTGTACGGCTTCTTCGGCGGCGGCTGGCAGATTGGGCTGTTGGCCTTGCAGCGCTTCCGACACACCCCTTGCGCCGACAAATCCTGCGATGCCACCGCCAAGAGTTCCGAGTGCCTTACCTACCGGGCCGAGCGGCGCTGCGACTTGAGCGCCTCGGCGGGCACCTTCAAAACCGGCCAACATTTCAGCAGACGGCTGCATGATGCGCGATAGCAAACCGACGTTTTCACTGGCGCTTGTAGCAGCACGGCGTCCAACCGGAATTTCGGTGGCTGGGGGCGCTTGGTACGGCCCAGCGCCGGGGATCTGGCCTGCGGGCGCGGCGGTCCGTGTCAAATAAGACAAGACTTCTTGAGGCCGGTAGCCGCTCTCCAGCGCCTTGGCAACCTTGGGCTCTTTCTGTTTAAGGAAGCCGGCGATTTCGGCGTCGGAGTAGCCGGCTTTACGAGCTTGCTCGATCTGTCCGCTCAGGTCAGCCATAGATCGCCCTTACTTGAAAATGCTGTCCAACGACGGGCGCGCGCCTGTTGGCGGCGCGCCGGCCGCGGGCGCGGCAGCGCCCATGACAGGCGAAGCCAGCAACTGTTGCATGGCGGCGTCCAACTCAGGCGACCAAGCACGCCCCGCGCGCACACGCGCGCCTTCAATCGCTTGCGTTAGTCGCTGACGTTTGACTTGACGCGTCGGCGGATCATCAGACCATGATGGAAGGTATGCGCTCTTCTGTTGCGCCAACTGCTCTTTGTTGTACGCGGCGCCCGTCGAAAGATACAACAACGCATCAAGAATGTCGTCTTGTGCCGACGACACAATCTGCCGGTCTGTACTTCGCACAAGATTAGTGGCGCGGCTAAGAAGCGGGATGTTCTCCATGCCGGCTTCAAGCGCCGTAGGCGCCTCGGCTTTTTTGTTAGCTGACAGCACAGTCGAAATTTCTTGCGCGCGGCGCAGCAGGCGCTGGGTGGCCGTAGACGCTTGCTGTTCAGTGACGTTGGCTGGTTTACCAACAGGCTCTGCGGGTTTGCCGCCCGCAGTTGCGCCACCGCGAGCAGCGGGGCCGCGCGTCGCTGGCCCACCCGGAATAGGCTCCAGATTGCCGCTGTCGGTGAATCGGTAGCCCACGGGCGCCTTTGGTGCGGCGGGCGTTGGCGCGGGCGCGCCCACTGTTGGCGCGCGCGCCGGCAAAGCCTGCGGCATTTTGAATTCGCCGGCCTCAATATCAAACGGTCCGTATGGCGTGCTCATGTACCGTTGACGCCCCAAGGCAGCCTCTATCTGCTCCTTGACGCTGCGGCCTTGCATCGCCAACGCTCTGACTTGCGCTTCGTTGTACTCAGGCGGCAAGCCCGCACCAAACTGCGGGTTAAGCGCAGACAAACGCTCACGGATAGCCGGGTACGTTTCGGGCGTCGCGCCGTACAAGAGTCGTGATGCCAGATCAACCGTCTTGATTTCGCGCTCAAGCTCCGCTGTTTGCGCAGCGCGAGTTTCCTGCGCGGCGCGTTGCTGGGCCAAAAGATTTCGCTCTTGCCGCTGCTCGGCCTGCGCTTGCCGCTGCGCCAGCATGTTCTCGCGCTCAAACTGCTGCTTCTCGGCCTGCATCTGTCGCAGCATGTTCCGATCAGCCTGCGCCTGCGCGGCCTCCTGCCCACGAAAGAACGCGCCTGCTGGGTCAATCTGCTGGAGGGGGCTGAAATCAATAGGCATGTAAGTTCCTTAGCGCGGGCCGAACATCGCGTCTACGCCCGCATCGTAAGGCGTGCCATAGAAGCTACGGTCCTCAACCGGCGCGTAGTTCGGCGTCTGCGGCTGGCCGTAGTACCGACCGGCGATATCACCCAGACGATTTAACGCGCCGCCGTAGGCAGACCCCCGCGCGATTGCGGCTTGAGCCGCCGTCTGGCCTTGACCCAACATCATGTTGCCGACGTTGGTGGCGTAAGTCTGGCCCAGACCACTCATCACGCCTGCGGCGCGGGGGCCGACGTCAGCCAGCCCGGCCAGACGGTTATATGCCGCGCCGAACTCCTGCGAGCCGAGGTCTTGGCCGTACCGCTGCGCGGCCTTCAACGCACCGCCCGAGATCAGCCCGCCGCGCGCTGCGGCTTGGCGGTCCAGCGCCTTCATGCCTTCGCTCAGACGGAACTGGTAGCCGGGGTCCATCTGCAGGAAGTTCTGCGCTGCACCAGGCCCGCCGCTCATCAGCGAGCGCAACCGGTTGTAGTCCTCAGTCCCGCCTTGAAGGAATGGCTGCTGACGAGCGATGTTCTGCTCGTATTGTTGGCGCTGAAGTTCTGTGGCGCGATCAGTGGCTTCCGCAGACGTCTGCGCCGCAGACTTTGCGGCGCGAGACGACATGCTGCCGCCGATCAGAGCGGCAGCGGCGGGGATCAGTACATTCCAAACCATTTAGGTCACCTCGCGCCCGCTTGCGCGGATGTTGATGGCGCTTGCCGTGCCGGCGATTGTAGAGATGAACCCGCTGGGCGCAAGCACTTGGCCAACGATCTCGGGAAACGTGTACGTCTCAGCCGGGGCCAGCGTCTTGGTCTTGACGATCAAGTTCTGGTTGCCCGCCGTGTCCGCGCCGGTTACTAGGTTCACGCTGATCGTCGCAGCCGAGGCGCTGTAGTTCGTGGCGGTGAACTTGTCGATGATTGCGGTCACGTTCGTGGCAGTGTACTGCGTGGTCTGCGCAGCCTCGGCGATCTTGGCGGGAATGAGAACTTTGACGGTGACAGTCATGCCGCCTCCTTATGGGAAACACTCTACGTTGCAGACGACGGACGAGTTGCCCGTGACGACGTTAATGGTGAAGCCGTCGATGTCGTATGACGTCATGTTTGCAGCCGCCACTACTGTACCTGCGCTGTCTTTGATGTTGATAACGCCCGTATCGCCGCCGCCGCGTCGGCCTGTTCCGTCTACCGAGCTAAAAATTACCGTGCCCGACGTGCCGTCATGCGTACCCACAGACGTAAACGCCTGCGTAGTTGACGTAAGCACCGCAGTAATTCGCAAAGCGCGGGGGCGAAAACCGACGCCGGTAATGGATTGAGCCCCGGCCCCGGCGTTAAGGGTAAATTGGATGTACCGAAAAGGCGGCAACAGCGCGCCGTTGCGGTCGTAGTTGTTCAGCGTGTAGCAGCCCGTGCCAAAGGTGGATGCCGTCAGGTTGTAGTAGGTGGCGGTCTTCTGCTCTGCAAAGTCGTTGTTGTAGATGGCGACGTTTGTACACGCGGCGCCCGCGCCGCCAAACCCAATGGCTGCGTACTGCGTCTTAGTGCCTTGACGGTCGCCAATCCGGTTGCCGTGGATCTGGATGTGATCGGGCTGGTTAGGCGCGGCAACAGAGCCAATGATGGTAATACCGTTTGCAAACGGGTAGTACGCCGTGTCTTGACCGTTGTTGAAAATGAGGTTGTTGGAGACTACAACGTTTTGGGTGTCGGTAAGCGCAATACCTTCCGCAGCACAACTGTCAATTGTGTTGCCGGTAATGACCGTATTTGAAGCGCCGCACTCAATGCCCGACCCAGAGATGTTGGACCGGGTTGTGCCGGTGATGTTGTTGTTCTCAATGCGAAGGTACGAGCCGGTGTTGTTGCAGAAGATCGCCGACTCGCCGTTGTCAACGCAGTTGTTGTTGGTGAACGAGCCTCTGGTCGGCATGAAGTACGCGGCAGACCAGTTGTTATCGCGGAAGTAGTTGTTCTCTACGCGCACGTCGTAGGGCGTACCCAGCACCGAGGTTGCGGTCCAGAGCGCCGGGGCGCTGGTCGTAGACGGGATGGGGCGCCCGTTGTTGGTGAAGTAGCACTCCGTCACCACCATGTTGATGTTGGCGGTCATAGCCAACGCGATAAAGGTGTGGTTCTGGAAACTGCAGTTTGAAAACGTGACGTTTGACACCTTGGCAACAGCGACAAGCTCCGCTGTGCGCGTGGAGTTGTTGTTGCCGTCAAACGTCAGCCCGTAGAACTCCAAGTCGGTGTCGTAGTAGACGTCAACAGTACCCGTGATGATGTCGTTGCGGATTGCGGTCGTGCCTGCTCCGAACCCGGCTGTCAGCTTGATGATCGACTTGTTCATCCCATCGCCGATCAGCGTCGTCTTGGTCTTGACGAGCAGCGTGGTGGAGATGCGGTAGGTGCCAGCAGGGAAGTAGACGCTGCGTCCGGTGCCGGCGTTCAGCGCGTTCTGGATCGCCGTGGTGTCGTCAGTAGTGCCGTCGCCCGTGGCGCCGAAATCTTTGACCGACAACGACTGGCGCAAACGCGCTTGGACCGTGGTGGCCACCGCGCCCGTGCCCGACTGAACGTACCCTACAAGACTGGAGCCATTGGACGCGGACAGTGTGGTCAGCGCCGAAATGACGTCGATGTTGTCCACCGTCCAGATCTCAACGTCAGTGGCTGAGGTCAGCTTGAGCTTGTACGAAGCATTACCCAGCCACACAGACGCCTCGCCTCGGCTGTCAAGAATGACGGGATTGGTGTTGGCCACCAGGCCACTGGCCGAGGTGTACGTCAGCAGCGGCGTGGTCGTGCCGGCTGCATAGGAGTACAGTTTCCCGCCAGACAGAGGCACGCCGTTGGCGTCAAAGAACTGAAGTTTGGGTGCGGGCGAGAGAATGGCCATAAGAGTCCTTACAAAGCCGCAAGGGCAAACGTCAGCAGTTGATCATAGCGCAGACCCAACCTAGCGGTCACAGTGCCATCAGCGTTTGGAATATCATCGCTACAGAACAATCCGTACTTGTTCGCGTCAAGACCTTCTGCGGCAAATGCGGCCTGCACATCCTGCGCCATGACGCCGACGTGCGTGCGCGCCGCGTCGCCTTTGAGTTCTACGGCGGAATTCCACTTGAAAGTACGCACCAACGATTTGACGCGCTGCGCTACACGCCGCTCTGCGTCGGTCAGTTCTTGAATCTGCTGCTTTTCGGTGGCGTCAGACGTATTGATCGTACCTACGGCTGCGTAGACCGTGTTCCAACGCTCAACGCCAGTACCCAAATTGTAGGCGTTGTCAATAAACGGGCGGAACCCGGTCAGTTGTGTAACCGTAATGCCGGTCGCGCCAATACCCGTGACTACGCCGTTGTCGCCAGAAACAACAGCAAACCCGCTGTTTTCTCTGTAGTAGGCTTGTTGGGCTGCGCCAAGCAGAAGTTCAGTGGCGTAGATGGACGCCCAACGCTGGGGTCCGGTGCCTAAGTTGTAAACATTGTCCAAAAACGGGCGGAAGCCTGTAAGTTGTGAAACCGTAATGCCGGTCGTGCCGATACCCGTGACTGCACCGTTCGTCCCCAGAAGCGTGACAAATCCGCTGTCTTCGGCCAGCGTGCCGTTGCGCGCCCCCGTCGTTGCGCTTACGGTGTTCAGCCGGGTGACGAATGCGTTTTCCGAGTTCTGGTACGCCAATGTGCCAAAAATGACAGGTGGCTGCGTGCCGATCTCAGCGATGTTCGCGACAGCAGCTATTTCTGCGGTGTAATCAACCGGCGACGGAACTAACTGCAAATCTTCCAGCGTAGCGGCGCTTTGGCCGCTGCCTGTCAGCGTAAATAGGTTCAGCAAGAACCGATACCACTCACGCGAGATCAGGCCCGTGCGCTCATCAGTAAACGGCACACGCGGCGGCGTGATGTTGGTGATGTTCGGCGGGCTGGTCATGCGTTGGTGCCGCTGATGTTCAACTCAGCACCCATGATGGCAATCTTTACGGGGTCTGTGCCACTGATCTCGTACACGCGGTCGCGCAGCTTCAGCGTCATGCCTAGCCGGCGCCAGAACGCGCGGTGGCCGTACTCTCCGACGCGGCCGATTGACGTCCAGTGTTCGTTTGACCAAGTGTGCCCGCCGTCATCACTCCAACGCAACATAACCTTGGGAGATGTCGTCAGCACCGCCGACGAAGTGACTGTCAACGGCACGCCGTCTTCAGTGGTGATGACAGCCCCGTCCTCGGCCAGCAAGAACCCGAGAACCGTCTCAACAATCTCCGGGGGATCGTAGACATTAAGCCCCACGCCCGTCTCGCAGTCAAGCTGAAGCGTGTGGTGCGCTGTGCGTTTCAAATTGTTCTGGCCAGTGGGCAGCGCCCGCCACGACCGCAGCCATTTTTGCGCCGTGCCGTTGTCGGCGTACACATCCAAGTCCAGCGCGTAGATGTTGCCGTTTTCGTAGTCGCCCACAACGATCTCGTTGGCGAACGACATCTGGCAGTTGCCGCGGTGGCGTGTGAACACGCCGTTCGACGTGTCCCAGCCGGCACGCTCATGCCAAGCGCTGGTGGACACGTCATAGACCCAAGTGGTGTTGGCCGTGGGGAAATTCAGCACATAGAAGGCGTGGCCGTCTTGCTGGTAGGTGTACCCCACCGCGTCGGCCAAGTTGCCATACTGCTGGATCTGCCACTCCACTGCGTGCGTGCTGATGCGCTGGCCCGTATAGCCATTTGCACGGTAGACGATGCCGCGCCCGCGCGCGTCAGCGCCAAGCCAAAACAGCCCGTTGTCCAGCCTAGCCACAGAGAACGCTGCAGCGCAACCGATCTCGTTGAACGCACCCTGAATCCGCGTCAGGGGAAAATCGACAGCGCCGCTGTCGTACCAGACTTCGACAGAGTTGGTGCCGAAAAGCCAGGCTTCACGGTGATCAATGATCAGGCTCACCAAGCCATCTGGCGAGCCTTCTGCGCTTGCAAAATCCAACGGATCTACCGAAGTGCCATCCAGCAAACTTGTGACCCATATACGCTGGCTGGTAGGCTCGTTGAAGACGAAGTACCCATCAAGGTAGCCGACCGTCACCGCGCCGGGAAAGTCTGGGTCTGTGATTTGCGCAAATTGACCCGAGCCGGAGTAGATGTAGCTGGGGCCGTTGCAGGCGATGAACAACTGCGTGCCGTTGTCGGCCATGCTGACCGGACCGGTGCCCGTCAGCGTGCCGATTGTGGTGACCTGCCAACTGGAATCGACGCGGTACAGCGTGTTGCCGCTAGCCACATAGCCGTAACCGCCGAAGGCCCACAGACCTCGGACAGGCCCGCTGCCGACAGACGCCAGCAGCCGCAGCCCCGGCGCACGCTGCAAGAACGCCGGCTCCTTGCCTGCCTCCGGTACGATCTCCGGAAACAGGTTGACCATGCGGTTGTCCGCAGCATTGACGCTGCGGGCAACATACGCTGATCCGAGAATAGGCGTTTTCATGCCGTGCTTACTTCAGCCGCGCGGGCTTCAACTTCCATCGGATTATTCCGATAGCCGTAGCGGATTGTGTACCAAAGATAGTGCAGATAGAACCGCCGCGCTCCGAGCATCTGGTACTGGAGCCAGTGCCGCTGCTCATGCCTGACCAGCGCCGTCTCGTTGATGCGCTCGGCCAGGATGAAGATACCCAGCGGCGGCAGCGTGACGCCGCCGTAGCCGCTGGTCCGCAGGAACCAGCGGATGACGTGGGGCGCGGGGCGGGGGGTCATGGTCAGGCAGCAGCGATAGTCGTTATCGTCCCGCTGCTTCCCCTGAATTTGAGAGCGCCAGCTTCCACATAAAGCTGCCCTATTCCGGCGGGAGATGATGTTGGTGCGGTTCCATTTGCAATCGCCAGCACCCCCACTGCAGACGTTCCAGCGGCTTGAGTTCTGAAACCAAAGTTCCCGCTTGCCAATGCTCGGAAAGTTTCGCTGCCGCCCGGAGACAGAATGATGTGCTGCCCGCCGTAAAGCGTTGTGATTTCAAATCCTGCAGCGTTGCTGGTTACCAGAACACCGCCGTTGCTGTTCGTTACGTCCTGCACCCGCACATTGCCAGGGACTGTTATCGGCCCGCCCATGTCTGTCGATGTGGTTCCGATGATCCCAGAATTACATAACACTATCGGAGTTGTGCCAAGCAATCCGAGGAGTGGCGTAGAAGCTCGTGCGAAGTCGTTGAACCTCAGCCGCATATTTGAGACGGTTCCTGGGCTGCCGTTGTTTTGCAACCCAGTGGTGCCCCCGTTAACCACGTTTGACTCGATAACAGCGCGATCAAGCGTGCATCCAGAAAATGCGTCAAACAAGATTCCTACCGTGCAACTAGCCAGTAGATTTCGCGTTACTTGTGCATCTTGCATGGTACTGGCAGTAGGCCCAGTGCGAAGCAAAATCCCCGTCGATGCCTGCAACACCGTATTGTTGTCGGCCACCACTTGGCTACCGCTGCCCTCTAACAATATCCCGCTAGTGCCAACCACCAAAGTTAGGAAGCGAACAAGGTTGTTCTGAACCCGCACGTTGCGGTAGGCGCTGCTCTCGTCTACGGTTATCCCGCCGCCAGCGTTTTCGATCAGATTGCCGAAAATCAGCACATCATCCGTCTGCGCGCGAATGCCCGTTCCGCGCACGCCAAGTACGCCGATGTTCCGCACCTGATTATCGGAAACAGAAACACTGAACCCTTGCGGTGATGAAGTGACAGCGCGTGTCGTGCCCTTGATGTTGATGCCGACGTTATCCGTGTTGCTGGCCGCGACAACATTGTTTACGTAGTTCCCGTACACCTCGGAATATCGCGCCTTGGTGTAAATGCCCCACGCTTCGCCAGTGCCGCTTTGCGTCACTCCGTCAATGTTGTTGTTGGCAATCACCACCTCTCGTCCATATACCAACATGGCGGCGGCAGATGTGGTGCCTGACGCACTCAGGGTCTTGATTTTGTTGCCGACAATCCAACCCTTTTGCCACGTATCCTGATTGGCGTATGTGTTTTCGCCGATTCGGATGGCATACCCACCAGTACAAGATTCGATGTCATTATTTTCGATTCGGTACTGTTCGATTGGTCGTTCAATCGAAAAAACAAGGCTTGTGCAACCAGTGCAACGATTACCGGAAAAAACTACATCGGTGAAAGACCCAGTTTGTGCGGCGGTTCTGGTTACAACTGAGGCCCACGTCGAAAAAGTGGCGCCTTGAATATCGAAATTGGCCCCAGGCGACAAAAAGTTAACCGTTGAGGCCGGGCCTCGCAGCGTGGCGCTTCCTTCCATGCGAAGGACGCCGCTGTTGGTGAAGGTTGACCACGTTGCAAGGTAGTACGTTGCCCCGTCGCGCAATTCGAGTGTTTGCCCGGTAGACACCGCAGCATTCATGGCGGCAGTCAACGCCTGAGAATCGTCAGTCACGTTGTCACCAACTGCACCAAAATCTTCCGGCGACACAATCTCGCGCATCTTGGCCTGCGCGGTGCGCGTGACTGCGCCGGTGCCAGATTGGAGGAACCCAAGCTGATTGATTGCGGCCTTCTTTGTAACGCCGCCTTGCACTACCGGCAGAACGTCAGTTGGCGCAACGGGAGTAGTTGCCGCTGGCAGGTTGGAAATCTTTACGTTAGCCATTAGTAGTTTCCTGCGTAGATGTTGAACCGCTGGCGAGTTGCCACGAGAGAGTACGGCAGGCTCATGATGTCGTCCGGGTTGTTGATGCGCTTCAGATTGCGCTTGGACGTCATAGCAATCCGCACCACTTGCGGCGAAGGCTCTACACCAAACTCAGGCGCAATCTCCATCGCCAAGTTGTAGGTGAAGGCTCGCAGATAGCCTGGTGGGAACGACAATATTGTGGCAAGCGTAGCCGGCTGCGTCAGTTCTTGGACCGAGATGAAGTGCCACTCCAGCAACCGCGTGGGTACTGGATAGATGTACATCTCAATGTCAGGGTACGTCATGTTGACCCACAACACCTGCGGATACGTTGACGTAACCGTCTTGACAGCAATACCGTTGTACTGCTGCTGATTGATC